GATAATAGGTGTAAGGTTTGCGATTCCTAGTTTTTGATTTTCCATAAATCTTTCCTCCATTATTTAATGAAAAAGTCGAGAGCTTTCGTTCCCCCGACTATGATTAACCCAATTACTCCGAGTTTAGTTTTATTGATAGCGACCTTTTTGTCGACCGCCGCGATTTCTTTTTCGACTTGGTCGATTCTTTTGTGGGCTCTTTGGTGGTCTTGTCGGCTTTCCTTAAACCCGTCGTTAATGTCTTTTCGTATTTCCGAAATTAAATCAAAAAGAATTTTTTCTCCGTCACTCATTGACATGAGAGAACCTCCAATTTATTGACAAGTTTTATAAGCGTCGATTTTCGCAAGAAGCGCGGTTTTATCGGCTTCAAGAATTGTCGTTCCGTTTGCGGGAAGGGCGACGAGATCGGCTCTTACGTTACAAACGTTTCCGTCCAAGAGGTCGTCTCTCATCGTTTTAAGGTCTTTTCGAAGTTGTCGCCTTTGAGCCTTTGAGAGCCCTTTTCCCTTATTCAAAAGTTGAACTTGAGCATAAAGGCGCTTTCCGAATTCCATGTCTTTAAGTTGACTTTGAACGGCTTGTCGCTCAGCCTTTTTCGCCGCTTGACTTGCATCAAATTGAGCTTTCAAAGTTTCGTTAACGACCGCGCGAGAATACCCGGCGGGCTTTTGCTCGTAGCGAAGAAGCATCGAACAATATACTTCGGAATTGTCTTCGGCGCGAATCGCTTCGCCTTTTCCCGTGCAATCGAGAGCGGCGAGTTTTTCTTGACAGTCTTCAAGAAGCGTTTTTGATTCGTCGATTTCGGTCGTCGCCGGGTCGTCGGAAACCGCCGCGCAGGCGACAACGTCCGTTTTCGAGTAGACGGGCTTTGTTAAATCGTTGACCATGACTTCTTTAAGTTCAATGAACGCCGGGTTTGAGCCGACCGGAACTTTATAACAAGTCCCGGGACAAGCGGCTCGCCTTGAAACGCTTGTCCAATTTTTTGAGAGAATCTCCGACTCGCGGACCCATTGGGCCCTTGTCGTTGTAATTGTTAAAAGTATGAAAGGGATTAAAAACTTCATTTATTTTTCTCCTTAAAATTGTTTATTTTTTGAGCAAGCAAGGGCGAAAGATGTATCGTCGTTGCCCCCGCTTGAACTTATCCGAGTGATTACTTTTACAGTTTGAAGAAGTGAGGGAGTATCTATTTGCCCCCCTCCCGTCTGCTGAAAATTTGAGATTCTTTCGACTTGTAGGGCTTTTAAAGTACATTTAAAGCCGGAATCGACAAAAGTAAGAGTTATGTCCCCTATAGAGTTTCGTGCGACACTTTGAATAAACCAACAATCCGGGTCGGAAGAGTCAAAAGTCGCCGAGCCCGTGTTCGTTATATGGCAAACGCCTTTTTCGGACCCTCTTTCGGCTCTTGTCGAAACCTGATTAACGAGAATCGGTTGGACGGTCGGAAGTTTAAAATCGTCGCCTTTTGAACATTTTAAAACACCACCATAACTAAGATTGTTCCCGCCCCCGTCGTTGATTCCTATTATTTGGACGCTCGAAGCCGAAGGAGAAGAGAGGAAAAATTGACCGTTTTCTTCGCTCGTAAAAGTACAATTCGGCGTCTGTGAAAAGACGCCCGTATTAAAATTGATCGTACAAATCGCGTTAACGTTGTTCGTCACATTATTAATCCAATCGGTGTTCTCCCTCGAATGGTTAGATGAACCCGTACATTCTAATTTTGCTGAAAAACTATTTATGTTTTCCGAAACTTTCGGAATCGACTTATAAACTTGGACGGATTGTTTTGCGTCCGCGCCTGATTTCGTAACATTAACCGAAACGGAATCATTTATTAAGACGTCGGATAGGTTTACAATTTGATAACTAAACCCGGTCGAATTTTCTGCGGTAATATAAACTATCCTATCGTCATTTTTCCCGCTGATTAACACGGTCGGCGTTTCGCCGAATACGCCGGGGGAGTAAGCACAAGTATAGTTCCCCGTGGAAGGATTCGAGCAACTACCATTAATAAAATCGACATTCTCCCCATCTACAATACCTCCGCCGTTAATTCGAGCGGCGAAAACGTCCGGCGTTGTCGTTTCACTTAACCCGATTAAAGTCCCGAGATAGACTTTGTCAAACTTAATTAACGGGGAAGCCGAAGCGCCCGAGTTAAAAATTCTTAATCTTAGTTGAGCGAGATTCGCGTTCACTAAAATATCGGAAGCCGTCGGACATAAGAAGAACACGTCTTCCGCCGCCGCGATAGTATGCGCCGGGAGAGGAATATTTTTAAAAGTCGCCCCTGAAAGGTCGACGATTCTTAATTCCAAGTTATTGTCGCCGCCTATATATTCAATGCGAGCTTGACAAGCTCTTCCCCGGAAAATATCTCGGTCGACATTTAATAATGGTCCTTGAACAAAATTGTTTTGAGCCGAAGGCGTATATTCGAAACTTTGTTCTCCCTCCAATGGGTCGGAAGTATTGAGCGTAAAAGTCCCGCCCGTATTGGTCCAATTCGTCAAGCCGTCTTCCGCGTTCGGGTTTTGGTCGTCGAGAAATGCGTTATTGAAGTTCTCTCCGCCCCCGCCTCCGGAGCCGCTTCCTATTTTCTTTATGAGCGTCCCGTCGTTTGTGAATGATAAGGCTCCGGCGGTATTATCCCAAAAAAACTTCGGGTTATTCGCGCCTTGACCAATGTCAAAAGTCCAAGTTTTATCGGAAGCCGTTCCGTCCCCAAGGGTCGCGGAATTCGTTCTTAAAAGGAGACTTCCGTCTCCCGAGTTCGCTCGGATTGAAGGATTTGTCCCCGCTCCGGTGTTAAAAATTAAATCTTTTAAGCTCCCGTTTGCGCCGCCTCCGAATTGGAGAACGTCGTTCGTGAACTTCTTCGGAGCCGCCGCAAAAGTCGCGACCGAAAAGAGAAGTAAAAGAAACGATAAGTTTTTCATAATTATGCTACCTCGTTTATAACGTTGATTTCAGTATTGAGCCCATTGTCTTGAATTTCGTCGTCGTTGTCGAAGAAATAACTTTGAAAAAAAGCCGTATTTTTCGCCGTCGCTTGAACGTCAAAAACCACGTCGCCCGGGTTATTGAATCCGACAAAACGTCCGCCGATAATTTGAACACGGTTCGCGTTTGAGATTTGGAAAGCGACGGGGATATTATCAACCGTCGTAATTTGAACGCCCGGTTTGAATTCGATAACAAGGTCCGTCAAAGTGTCAATGTCGACCCTTGCGGCGAGAACTTGGTCCGCCGTGACAAGAATCTTACTTTGAGAGCCTACTCTCGCAAGAGCCGCCGGGAGGTCCGCATCGGTTCCGCCGACTCCGACAACCGCGTCATAGTTATTTTGTTGCGCCGCGACCGCGTCGATTTCTCCGTCGAAATACGAAACCCATTGGTAAACTAGGTTTTGCCAGTGATTAAAAAACTCATGAGGGGGAATCTCCGCGACCCATCCGAGAGCGTTTTTCGCGGCTCCCGGGTTTTGAATCGCGGCTCCCGGGTCCGTCGCCCATATTGGTAAAGAACTAGGTTTCGCCATTTTTATTTCTCCTTCTTATAAAAGTTTAAGCCCTTATTCGCTTTACGTCACGCTTTGAAACTTCCCGCCGAAAATATGGTCTTGAAGAGTCCCAAGACCGGCGACGTCGTTTCGATTTGGATTTAAAAATGAAAAAGGGAGAGCCGTGTCATATAAAAACGCGAATTCTCCCCCGCT